TATACAAGAAAGTTAAAAGTGAGCGTTTCGCAGCTCTGAATGCGACATTTAACAGCGAGGGAAAGTTCAACTTGCCCTCGCTTGTTTTATAGGAGGAGTATGGATAATATAAAATTCTATGAAGTAAATCCAAAGTATATTGATTACTTGCTTCCATATGCACCACATTTGTTTCATAATAAAAAGCCAGGACAACAAAATGAAAGAAAATATATCGGTGTTGTGCTTTCAATAAATGGATTTGATTATTTTGCACCGCTTTCTTCATTCAAAGAAAAGCATAAATCAATGAAGGAAAGCATTGATTTTATTAAAGTTAAAAACTATTGTGTGATAAACATAAATAATATGTTTCCTGTTCCGAATAGTGAGTGTACATATGTAGATATTAATTTGCAGAGAAACCTCAAGTATAAGTCCTTGTTGTTAGCCGAATACAGGGTAATAAAGTCCATACAGGATAAAATTCGCAAAAATGCTAACACACTTTATTTCTTGAAAAAACGTGATGGTAATTCTACGCCTCTTTCAAAGAGATGCAATGATTTTGAAAGGCTTGAAATTGTTTGCACAGAATATATCAAAAATTTAAAATGAATCAAAATCCGCCTGTGAAGCCATTTCATTCCAGCCATCGTAGTCATCATTTTCACGTTCCGTGAACATATCGTTTATCAGTCCAATCGTAAGCAAATCCAGCTCGGTCATAGAAAGACCGAGCTGTTTGCATCTTAACAGGAATAATGGCGTTGTCATCGGTCGGTCAGTCGGGCGATGTTTTTTTTAGATTCAATCTGCGTTGCTGTATTTAACCCCCACAGTTCAATCAACTGTGGCAGGATCTCATAAATACTGAAGGTGTTGAACTGTTCCAGAAAATCATCAGGACTGTCGGGAACGTTTTCAGGGTCAGCGTGTTTTGCCATGATGTAGGCGATGTTCTCGAAAACCTCAAGGCTTTCGATATCAAGTTCGCTCTTGTTCTCATCGCCCTCTTCCACATCCGTTTTCAGCGATGCAAAGTCCTTGTAAATATCCCTGCGGAACTTCAGACGATAAAGGCGAGGCACAGCAGCACTTGCCTTAAATGGCACTTCCATACCGTCAATGGTAATATTCTTTTTGATAGACATAGATATACCTCCTTATGAAGTCGTAGTGGTTGTAGTAGTTGTGGATGTTTTTGTATTCGGGCTGTACGGCATCTTGAACCAGTTGTTGTAAACTGTATCTGACGTGCTTTCGGTTGTCTTGGACTTTACAAGACCTGTGGGCAAAGGAGTAGCTTTCAGCGACAGCTTTTCCGTCTTAACTTCTGTGCTTTCCTCTGTAGTTGCAGATTCTGTTGTAGGACGTGAAGCCGAGCAGCAGTACATCACGTGTCTGATGTGGTGCTTGTCTCCAAGAAACTCAAACATCAATGCAAACTGTGCAAGTTCTGTATCATTTCTTTCCACAAGAACACCGTTGTTATCGAGAATTTCTCCTAAGATTTCCGTTGCAAATTCGGTTGTGATAAGGGCAATTTCAAGGTCACCGGTGTAGCCGGCGTTGTTGTTAATCACGTAATATACACCGTTATCCGCATGAAAATTTTCGGCCTCGCCGTTTGCATCAATAGAAAGCGATACGGCACCCGGCAGATGCTTTGACTCTCCATATGCAGGAACGGTCTTGTTGCCGTCCGGGTCTTCACCCCATTCATTGATTTTCGCCCAGTAGACATTCTGCAAACCGAATTTAACTTTGTTCTTCTTGTTTGCCATAAGTTATACCTCCGTTTCGTAAAGTACTTCATAGAGTTTTTCGGACTCTATCCATACTTCTGATTTTGTATAGTAGATTTTATGACGTTTCAGAACCTGTTCTATCTGATTTTCCAGTTCAGGATTCTTAACGTCTGTATATAGTTCAATATCCAGCTGTTTAAAGCTGAAATACATCTGATTATCCGCAGAAAATGTATTCTCTCCGGGAGATAAAAACAGTAAAAAAGGAGGCTTGGGACTCTCGCCCTCAGCAAAATGGTGGTAAGCAAAAGGCAACTCCATTTCTTCCATCATTTCTGCGATTTGTTCGTAGGTCATTTGAGTGCCTCCTCGATCAGTTTTTCAAACAGCTGCACACCGCTTTCTTCTGCGGGGGATATATGTGGTTTTCCTGCCACACGTCCGCCGCCACGCTTGGCGTGGCCTTTTTCGAGGAGATGTGCAAGCTGGTATCTGTTTTTGGAATGTACAGTCATTTCAAGAGAATGGCTGTTTTCCTTTGTCTTTTTAACTGCCCAGCTTTTCGCATAAGCACCGGTGTCCTTTGGTGCATTGGAAGATATCTCTTTCTTGACAGAAGTCGCAGTTTTCTTTACCGCCTTTTTCATGCTCTCATTTGCAAGGTCGGCGTATTCCGTCAGACCTTTCATAATTTCAGCAGCCATGTTATCAATTGAAGTCATCGGGCACACCTGCCTTTCTTGTTTCACCCTCAATTTTCAGGTAATCGTTGCGGTCATAAAGAGGAATAATTCCTGTGATGTTGTAGATACTGTTTCGGAACAGGATGCGGAAATTGGTGCTGCTGATGTTCAGTGATGCAGGACTTTGACGGACGAGAAATTCAAGCTTCTGTACCTCTCTGGTTATTCCTGCATCAGTGGTTTCACTTGCTGTTTTCACAGTCACCTTTGCCCACAGGGAGAATGTTTCTTCCCATTTTGTGATGTGGTTGCCGATTTCGTCAATAACAGTTCTGTGTTCCAGAATGGTGATTCTCTGATTCAGATTTCCGATTTCCATCAAATCACGCCCTCTCTCTGTGCAAACAGAATTGACCTGAGATTCAGCGTTAGCTTTTGATAATCGGGATTACTTCTGTTTTCATAAAGATAACCAAGTGCGAAAAGCATCGCAGTCCGCACGGTATCTTCATTTTGGGTAAAAGCATCCTCGTCCATTCTACCAACGTCCATTACCAGATTTTTAGCTGTAAGCAGCAGATTCTGAATCAGTTTGTCATCCTCATCATAATCCACTCTCAGATAATTCTTCGCTTCTTTCAGCGTTATCATTTACATCACGCTTTCTTGATGGTAAGTGTCTTAATAGCCTCCGGGAGAATCAGCTTGCCGTCCAGTCTCTGACTTGCAAGAAAGCCAACCTGTCCGGTCATAGCAAAGAGTTCATTCAGTCTCTTGAAAGAGCGTCCCTGTCTGTCAGCTACCCAGTAATAACTAAAGTCACCGAATGCCATACACTTGTTGCCAGCCTTGATTTCCGGCACATAGCTTGATGTCTTGTAAGGGCGATTGAGAATGGTATCTGGTACACCTGCCTGAACAGACGGATTCCAGATGTAGTTTCCTGTGTTGTCCTTCAGCTTGCGAAGTGCCTTAACCGTGGAATCGTTGAGAACCCACACCGCTTTCTTACGATACGGACTTCTGAGGGAGTAGAACAGTTCCATGACATCATCAAATGTAATGCTTGCACCTGTAGTAGTTGCACCGTCTTCCGCACCGCCTACGGTATGGAAGATGCCTGTCGGCTTGCCCTTGCCGTCACCAACAAAGAATGCCTCTTCTTCCTTAGCGCCGATACGACGGGCAAATTCACGGGCAATGTAGGAAGGCAGGTCAAACACACTGTCGTTCAGCAGTTCCTCAGAAATCTTGATTGCTGTTCCCAGCTTATATGCGGAAAGCGATGCCTGACCGAAGGTATCATCGGAGAGCGTATACTGCTGCTCCTCGTCCATCCACACAGCTTCTCCCTTGGAAGTCACAATCGGAATCTTACGGTCGCCGTTGGAAGTCTTGATGACCGTTGCCATCTGACGGAAGACACTTTCTTCCTCCAATGCTTCCACCAGTTTTCGTTCGTGAGGTAGCAGTGTGCCGCCTTATCATCTTTCGATGACAGGTTT